CCTGGTGACCACGGGCAGCGCCTACGGTGACGGCCAGGCGTACCCCACGATCGTGTACGTGCCCGCGGACGCGATCGACCCCTACACCTGGACCGCCCCGCCCGCCCCGCCCAGTGACGTGAACGAGGCGCTGATGGTCCGTGATGACCAGTGGCGGGCCAGCATCCTGGAGGCGGTCGAACCCCCCGCTGGGTCCTACTGATGGCCGCCAGGGCGGGCCTGGACGGGGGCGCGCCCACGCGACGCCATGCCAAACGGGGCAGCCCCAGCCCCGCCACCCTCAGCCTGCTGGAACGCTGGCAGGCGGCCCTGCGCGCGGAACTGGAGGCGGTGCTGGCCGAACTGGCGCCCGTGCCAGCTGAGGCTGGCCTGCTGGACGCCCACCTGCCAGCTGCGCCACCGCGACGCCCTGACCTGGCCACCAGGGCGCGCCTGGTGACGCTGGGCGTCCAGGTGGCCCACGAACTGGGCACCGAACTGGACCAGTCAGAACGCCCGTGGGAGGGCCTGACCGAACGCCCGCGGCCACGGGGCCGCGTGGACTACGGCTAGGGCCTACCCCGCCCCACGCTGGCAGACACCCCTACCGCCAGGCGTCGCGGGCAGCTACGGGCCTGACGTGGCCCGCTATGCCAGCACGGAACTGGGCCTGGCCCTGGACCGCTGGCAGCGGCGGGCCATAAACCGCGCGCTGGCGGTGGACGCGGAGGGGCGCCTGGTCCACCGCCTGTACGTCATCAGCACGGCCCGCCAGAACGGCAAAACCGCCCTGATGCGCAGCCTGATCGGCTACGGGCTGACGGGGCGCGGCAGCCCGCCCTGGCGCGTCATCCTGGGCCTGGCCCACGATCGCACCCAGGCGCGCATCCCGTACGAGGCGGTGATGGCGGACCTGGCCCCGATCGCGGCCAGGGTGGGGCCGTACGCGCGGCGGGGCCTGGCGGTGACCAGGTACCTGGGCATTCGTTCCGCGATGTACGGGCGCCACCGCGAGTACCACGTGGCCAGCCGCGAGGCGGCGAACGCGATCCGCGGCTACACCGTGGGCCTGGCGGTGTTCGATGAGGTCCGCACCCAGCGCGATTTCACCGTGTGGGCGGCCCTGGAACCCACCACCACCCAGGCGGCCACCGCGGGCCACGGGCTGATCGTGGCCATTTCCACCGCGGGCGATGACCGCAGCGTGCTGCTGCGCAGCTGGTGGGAACGGGGCGCCAGGATCGCGGGCGGTGAGGAACCCCCAGGCGGGCTGGGCATGACGTGGTACGCGCCCCCCGATGACGCGGACCCCCAGGACGTGCGCGCCTGGCCCCTGGCCAGCCCGGCGATCGCTGACCGCCGCATCAGTCCAGCCACGATCGCGGAATCGTTCAGGCTCCAGCCGCCCGAGATGTTCCGTTCGGAACGCCTCAACCTGTGGTCAGCTGGCAGCGACGAATGGCTGCCCCTGGGCGCCTGGGCCGCCCTGGTGGCGCCTGACCCGCTGCTGGACGGCCAGCGGGTGGTCCTGGCGGTGGAGGCGGCCCGTAACTGGGGCCACGCCAGCATTGTGGCCGCGGTGGACCTGGACGGGCGGGCGTGGCTCCAGGTGACCCGCGAACTGCGCGCGGGCATTGACGTGGAGGCGCCCACCCTGCCCCCTGACGCGGTGCTGCGCGCCCTGGACGCGGCGGTGGCCGAATGGCAGCCCGACGCGATCGCCTACAGCGCCACCCACGCGATCGCGCCCGCCCTGGAGGCGTGGGCAGCTGGCCGCGGGGTGACGCTGTACGCCCTGACGCCCAGCCGCCTGGTCATGGCCAGCGAACTGTTCCGCAGCGAAATCCTGGGCGGGCGCCTGCTGCACCGCGCGGACCCGCTGCTGGCGGACCAGGTGCGCAGGGTCCGCCCCAGCGCGCCCCTGGACACCGGGCGCTGGTACCTCTCGGTGGCCGAATCCACGGGTGACGTTGACGCCATCAGGGCGGGCGCCTGGGCAGTTCTCGGCCTGCTGCGGCCCGCGGAGTTCGACCCAGGCCCCCAGGTGTTCTAGAGGCCCAGCAGGGGCACCGCCAGGTACTCCACGATGAGGTCCAGTTCCGCGTCACCCTCGGTGGGGTCCACGCCCCCCTCCAGCCACACGGACAGCGGCCCCGCCACCTGCGCGTCAGGCCCCCAGTTGGCGGCCGCGCCCAGGGCGGCCCAGCCCACGGAATCTTCGGTGACCGCCAGGAACGCGGCGGGCAGCGCGACGATGTTGCCCACGCCTGGCGGGTCGGGGTAGCCCACCACCAGGTTGCCCGCCCCCACCAGGGGCGTGGTCACCCGAAGGCGCGCGGTGACCGCGATGGGCACCGCCACGTGTTCGCGGGCGGGCTGTAGTTCCACGGGTTCCGTGGCCAGGGTCAAGAGTTCATCGGCGGTCAGCGTCCGCCCCAGTTCGTAGATGCCACCGCTCACGGGGGAACCCTCCAGGCTGGCCGGTGGCAGCGCCACCTAGGCTGACGTGAAGCGTAGGCGCCCCATTGCAGGGTTCATGCAGTCGGCAGCCGTGGGCCCATTCACGATTCGTGCACGAGCTCGGCGCCGGCGCCTGCACGATTCGTGCAACGGGGGGGCGTATGCTGCGCGCCGGTGGGGAAGCGCGAACGGACCAGGGCAGCGCGGGCGAGGAAGGCCCCTGGGGGGGCGATCGCGCCCGCGGTCCTGGACGCGGCCCCTGGCGCTCTCAGCGTGCCAGGCTCCACCCTCGTGATCGGGCCAGCCGCCCTGCCCGTCAACGCGCGCACCATCCTGGGCGAATCGGTGGCGCACCGCTGCGTCCAGCTGATCGCGGACGCCCTGGGGAACGCGGACTGGGGCGAATGGCGCGGCACCGAACGGCTGCCCGACAGTCGCCTGGTGCGCAGGCCAGCGGTCAGGATCACCAGGCGGAACTGGGCCTGGCGCGTGGCGGCCACGATGGCGCTGTGGTCCTGGTGCCCGCTGCTACGGGTGGGCGACCCCGACAGCGAAGGCGTCATCGGCAGCCTGGTGCCCGTGCTGCCCGATGAGGTGGGCTACACGCCCCAGGGCAGCTGGACGTACCGCGGCGAGGACCGCGGCCCCGAGGGCGTCCGCCCCGTGTACCGCGACGTGTGGCCTGGCCTGGACGGCCAGCTGGCGGGCGTCATCAGCCTGGCGCGTGAAACGTTCGTGGCCGCCTACAGCGCGGCCAGCTATGACGCGGCCTTCTGGGAGAACGGCGGGGCGCCCAAAACGCTGCTGACCACGGACCAGGCGCTGACCCAGGACCAGGCGGACGAACTGCGCGCCCGTTACGTGAAGGCGCGCCAGGACAACCCAGGCCAGCCCGCGGTCCTGGGGCGCGGCCTCAAACTGGACGCCTTCGGGGCGGACCTGGCCGCAGCTGGCGCGGGTGATGCGGCGGGACGCCTGGGGGCCGCGGTGGCGCGGTATTTCGGGGTTCCGCCGCACCTGGCGAACGTGCCCAACTACGCCAGCAGCCTCACCTACGTGAACACCGAGAGCGCGGGCATTGACCTGGTGCGGTACACGCTGTCCGCCTACTCGGGGCCGATCGGTGACGCGCTGACGGAGGAACTGCCAGGGGCGTACGGGTCCGATCGTGGCCGCGAGGTCCGCCTGGACCTGTCGAACCTGACCCTGCCCGACATGGAATCCCAGGGGCGGTACTTCGCGGTGGCCCTGGGCAAGTGGCTGACGCGCGACGAAATCCGCGCCCAGCTGAACCTGCCCGCGCTGCCCGATTCAGCCTTCAACCTGGGCGCCCCCGATGGGGCAGCTGGCCCCCCGACTGCCCCAGCGCCCCTGACCGTAGTAGGAGGGTCCGCCGCATGATTCGTGAACTGGCGGGCACGATCGCCATACGCGACGAACTGGACGGTGACGGGCGGAACGTGGAGGGCGTCGCGGTGCCCTACGGCGTGCCCGTCCGCGGCCCCACCCAGGAATACGGCGAGGCCACCGAAACGTTCACCCGCGGGGCGTTCGCGGACTACGTGGAGGCGGGCGGGCGCCTCGCCCTGCTGGACCGCCACGATGGCGTGGTGGTGGGCATGGCCCGCGCCCAGGAAACGGACACCGGCCTGGCCTATCGCGGGCGCCTGCTGGACTCCCAGCCCGCCCGCGACTACGCGGAACGTGTGCGCGCTGGCATGGACAGCGTTTCAATCGAGTTCACCCCTGGCCGCGTGCAGCGGGCCAGGGGGGCAGTCACCCACGTGGCTGGGGCGATCGCCCACGGAATCGCTGGCACCTATCGCCCCGCGTACGCGGGCGCCACCGTGGCAGTCAGGGAGGAAATCACCGTGCCCACCGAGATGACCGATTCCACCGTGCAGGCGGGCGACTCACCCGCCCCGCCTGCCCAGCTGGACGATTCGCGCGTGCAGGCCCTGGCCCGCACGGTGGTGCTGGGCGAGCTCGAACGCGCCCAGCGCGCCTGGGCCGAACTGCGCGCGGGCGGCCAGGCGGAGGTCAGCCCGTGGGCGGGCGTCCGCACCCTGGGCGAACTGGTCCAGCGGGGCCTGACCGTCGAACGCGGTGACCCCGTGCTGAACTGGGGCACGCTGGCCTACGCGGAACGCGCCCTGGCGAACCAGACCAGCGTGGACAACCCAGGCGTGATGACGCCAGGCGTCCAGGGCGAGGTCCGCGGCATCCTGGCCGCAAACCGCCCGGTGGTGGAGGCGTTCGGGCGTGATGCGCCGGGCGGCAGCGGGCTGACCATCAGCTGGCCGTACGTGACGGTGGACATTTCCACGCTGGTGGGCGTCCAGGCCACGGAGAAGGCCGAAATCACCAGCGTGAAGGTGCCCATCCTGCGCGCCCAGGCGGCCCTGGCCACCTACGCGGGCGGGTCCGACATCAGCTACCAGCTGATCCGCCGCAGCGAACCCAGCTACCTGACCGCGTACGCGCGGCTGATGCTCGCGGGCCACGCGGCGGTGACCGATGCCGCGTTCGCGGCCCAGCTGGTGGGGTTCGCGGGCATCGGGGTCGGACTCGACCCTGGCACCACGGCGGCCAGCATCCTGGCGGCGGTGTTCGATGCCAGCGTGAAGGTGGAAGCGGCCACGGGCGCGCCCGCATCATTCGTCCTGGCGGGCAACACCCTGTTCACCCGCCTGGGCACGCTGCTGTACCCCCAGCCCGTCACGAACCAGCCTGGCACCGCCCAGGCGTCAAGCCTGAACGTCACGGTGTCGGGCCTCCGCGTCATCCATGCCGCGCACCTGCCCGCCCTGGGCATGATCGTGAGCAACCAGCAGGCGGCATCCTGGAACGAAGAAGGGCCGTTCCAGGCCACCGCGGAGGACGTGGCCCATCTCGGACAGGACCAGGCGGTGTGGTCCATGGGCGTGGCCGCGGTGTACGTGCCAAAGGGCGTGGTCCTCTGCACGGCTGCCGTGGTGGGCACCGAGGAGGCGGACGCCTCCAGCCGCCGCAGCAAGTAGGCGCCCGTGACGCTGCCCGCGGACCCGTTCGACGTTCCAGCGTGGGTGACGGCTGCCCAGCTGCTGGCGCTGGTGGGCGTTGACCCCACCACGGCCACGGTTGCGCAGCTGTCGCGCGCCACGCTGGTGGCGGACGCGGTGAACGTGGACGTGGCACGGTACCTGGACCGCCCGGTGCCCGATGACCCCGTACTGGCGGCGGGCGACCCGAGCATCAGGGCGGCAGCCGCCCAGGCGGCCCTGAACGCCTACGGGCGGTTTGACACCAAGTTCGACAGCGCGGGCTACGCGGACCAGCAGGGCCAGGCCATCAAGGTGGCGCGCGACGCCCTGGCCTACGTGCAGCCGCAGCTGGACCGCTGGCGACGCCTCGCGGTGGGATGACGCCCGCGGCCAGCCTGCTGGCGGACTCCAGGGCCGAACTGGCCGCCATCCTGGCCCCGCTGGCCACGGTGGTGGTCCAGGGCGCTGGCCGCTGGACCACGCCCGCGGTGATGCTGTCGGGGGGCGCGCCCTGGGTCGAACCCCTGCCAGGCCCCACCCACGCGCGGGCCATGGGGCCTGGAACGTACCGCGTCCGCTGGGGCGTCCTGCTGATCGCTGGCGCGTTCGACACCACCGCCAGCCAGGGCCAGCTGGAAGCCCTGGCGGCCGCCAGCCTGGCCGCGGTGGCGGGCGCCCGCGACTGGGAACGGCCCTACGTCAGCGCCCCGCGCCAGCTGGAGGTCCAGGGGGCGAACTATCTAACAGCGACCCTGTTGGCCGCCCGCGTCTATCAGACCTGCTGACCTGGAGGACCCACCCATGGCATACACCGGCCCGCTGATGTTGAAGGACGCCCAGGTGAAACTGGCCACGGTGGCGGGCACCTTCAAGGAATATGACTGCCAGGTGAAAACCGCCCGCCTGGTGCCCAGCGCGGGTGACCAGAAGGACTACCGGACCCTTTGCACCAGCGGGTTCTACTCGCAGTTCACGCCCACCACCTGGGCGCTGGAACTGGAGGGCGCCCAGGGCTGGGACACCGCGGACGGGCTGGCCAGGTTCCTGTTCGACAATGACGGGGCGCTCATCAGGTTCCAGGTGGACGGCTACGGCCAGGGCCACGTGCCCAGCGCCACCGAACCTGGCATGGCGGGCACCTGTCGCGCCCTGGCGGTGGAGTACGGCGGGACGGTGGACGAATACGCGGAGTTCACGGTGTCCATGCCCGTGCAGGGCAAGCCCACCCCCGCGGTGGCCGCGTTCCCTGCCAGCCTGGAGGCGGACGGCGAGGACCAGGCGCCACCGGAACCCCCCGCCACCACGCCCATGACGGAGGCGGTAGCCGTCTGATGGCCGATCCCGTGACCGTCACGGTGACGGGCGGCCCCGAGGCCCAGGCGGCGTTCACGGCCATCGGTGAGGGCGTCCAGCACCTGCAGGCCACCCACCAGGCCATCGCGGACCTGGTGGCGCCCCGCGCAGCTGCGAACGTGCCCAACACCACGGGCAGGGGCACGGGCGCCCTGGCGGCCAGCCTCGTGCCCGTGGGCGAGGATGCCAGCGCCCGCCTGGAATCGGACCGCGACTACGCGGCCCTCATCGAACATGACTGGCACTACGCCCAGGCGGCCCTGGAGGCCAGCACGGGCGAAATCGTGGCGCTGTACGAGGCGGGCATCGGGCAGGTGGTGGCCGACCATGGCGGCTGACCTGGACGGCCTGGCGGGCCTGACCGCCGTGGACCTGGCCAGCCTGGACGTGCCCACGCCCGTGGTCATCAGCGACGCGGACGCGGCCACGATCGCGGGCAGCATCGGGCTGGGCGAGGCGGCCCTGATCCTGGAAACGCTGGGCCTGGACAGTCTCAGCGCCCTGGAACAGCCCCAGCGCCTGCCCCTCTACACCCAGCTGCGGGTCCGCCAGGCCCTGCTGTGGGTGCGCGTCAGGCGCCTGGCCAGCAGCCCGGACCCGCGCCTGCGCGCCCTGGCGGCCACCCCGTTCGACGAAACGGACAGCTGGCTGCCCAGCGTGCTGCCCCAGCCCCAGGGGCGGAACGGGCACGCGCCCCTGGACCCTACGCTGGCGGACTCGCCGGGAGTCCGCGGGAACAGGCGATCGCGGAGGAAATCGTGACCATCGCCCTGGCGCTGGACCTGGCGCCCGCCCAGGTGCGCCAGCTGACGTACGCGGAACTGGGCGCCTACATCCGCGTCCGTGAACGCGAGGCCAGGCGCCAGCGGGCGCGGGCCAGGGCGCGGAGGGCGAGGGCGTGACCATCCCCCTCCAGGTGGCCATCGTCGGTGACGTATCGGGCCTGCTGAAATCGCTGGCCGATGGGAACGCCAGCCTGGGCGATTTCGTGGGCGCCCTGGGCGCGATCCCAGGCCCCGTGGGCGCGATCGCCAGCGCGGCGGGCATCGCGGTGGGCGCCATCAGCGACTGGACGGCAGCCGCCAGCGAGGACGCGGCGGAACAGGCCCGCCTCCAGACGGCCCTGGAGGCCACGGGCGCGGCCCACGGTGACTACGCGGCCCAGGTGGAGGCGGCCATACAGGCGGGCCAGGCGCTGGCGTTCACCGATACCGAAATCCGCGACGCCCTGGTGCCCCTGGTGGGCGCCACGGGTGACGTGGGCAAGGCGAATGAACTACTGGCCACCGCCCAGGACGTGGCCCGCCTGTCGGGGGTGTCGCTGGAACAGGCGGCGGCGGCGGTGGCGAAGGCCCACGACGGCAACGCCACCAGCCTGGGCAAGTTGGTGGACATGAACACGAAGGGCATGACCGCCACCGACGTTCTGACCGAGGCCCAGCGGAAGGCTGCGGGCCAGGCCGAGGCGTACGGCAAATCCACCGAGGGGTCCATGGCCGCCTCGCAAATCGCGTTCAGCGAGGTGACCGAGGAAATCGGGTCAGCGTTCCTGCCCATCCTGGAGGCCATCCTGCCCGCCCTGGTGCCCATCATCAGCAGCATCGGTGAACTGATCGGGCTGCTGGTGCCCATCCTGGTGCCCGCCCTGCGCCTGGTGGGCCAGGTGCTGTCGATCGTCGCGGGCGCCATCAAAGGCGTGGTAGACGTGCTGATTCAGCTGGTGAAATGGGTGGGCGACGCGGTAGCCGCGGTGGGCAGGTTCCTGGACGCGGTGAACCCCCTGAAAAACATCAGCCTGCCCAGCCTGCCGTTCAGCCTGGCCGCTGGCGCCCCCAGCGCCCTGGGTGCCCCCGCTGGCCTGGGACGCTCGAGCTCTGCGGCAGCTGGCGGGGTGACCGTGAACGTGTACGGCGGTGATCCCAGGCGCGTGGTCCAGGCGGTCCGCGAGGGGTACCGCCACTGGACCGACACCAACGGCAGCGACGCGCCCACGCGTGAATGGTGACCCGTGGGCGTGCCCGTGGTGGTGGAGTTCGCAGCCACTGACGCCAGCGCCTGGCGGGCCATCACCTGCCAGGTGTTCGGGGCGGGCTGGTCACGGGGTGCCAGCGAGGACCGCGGGGTGATCGCGGTACCCGAGGCGGGCGAGGCCAGCATCTACCTGTATGACCCAGGGCGTGACCTGGACCCCGCGAACCCAGGCGGGGCGTACACGGGCCAGCTGGACGTGGGCGCGCCCATCAGGGTCAGCCTGGCGGGCCAGGTGGCGTTCCTGGGGCGGATTCAGGCCATCCGCCATGATCTCCAGCCCGCCGATGACCCCAGCCTGGCGCCCAGGCCCGTCTGTCGCATCAGCGCGGTAGATGGCGCGGCCAAAATGGCCAGCGTGGACACCCCCACCGCGCTGCCCGCCGAAACGTCAAGCGCGCGGATCGCGCGCCTGCTGGACCTGGCGGGCGTGGCCACGGGCAGCGGCCAGCGCGACCTGGAGGCGGGCGGTGTCCAGCTACAGGCGGGCCAGTTGCAGAACAGTGCGTGGAGTGACCTGCTGGCCGCGGTCCAGAACGAACTGGGCAGCGTTGACCTGCGCCCCGATGGGCGGGTGGTCAGCCGCGGGCGCACCACCACCTGGACGCCAGCCGCGCCCAGCCTGGAACTGGGCTGCCAGGCGGGCGCCATCCCCCTGGGCAGCGTCCAGCTGGTCAGCGCCCGCGATACCGTCCGCAACCAGGTGAACGCGGCCAGGGCGGGCGGGGTCCAGGTGACGAAAACGGACAGCGCCAGCATCACCAGGTACGGGCTGCGCACCACCAGCCGCATGGACCTGCGCCTGACCACGGACCTGGACGTGGACGCCTGGGCCGCGTTCACCCTCGCCCGCACGTCCAAGCCCAGCCGCGGCTACGAGGAGGCCACCGTGTACGCGGACGCGGCGGCGGTGGCCGCCATCGAAGCGGTGCCCCTGTTCACGGGGCGCGTCCACCTGGTGGTGGACGGATTCGGGGCGACCCTGGACACCACCCTGCGCCTGCTGGGCGTGGCCTGGGACGTGGACGCGGACGGCAACGCCACCGCGGGCCTGGTCCTGGGCACCGACACCGCCACCCAGCTGGTGAGCCGCCAGGCGATGCTGGACCTGAACGCCCAGTGGCAGGCGTACCTGGGTGGGGCATCGGGCAGCGTGGGCTGGACCGTTTACACCGACCAGCTGGCGGCGGGCACCAGCCATCAGGGCATGGACCGCCTGAACATCACCTGGCAGGCGAAGGGCTGATGGTCGATCTACAGGGCACCGTCAGCTGGTGGGACCTGGCCGAAACGGCTGGCCTCCGGGCCTGGGCGTGGGGGCCTGTCCAGAACCACGGCAGCTACGTGGGCGGCCCGACGCTGGGCGGGGCGGCGGGGGTGGCGCTGAACGGCAGCAGCCAGTACATCAGCGTGCCCGACCACGCCAGCCTGGACCTGGGCAACGTGTGGACCCTCTGGTGCCACATGAAGCGGGGGCCGCTGGGGGCCACGGGCACCCTGATGAGCAAGGGCTACGGCGGGTACAGCCTCCAGGTGGACCTGACGGGCCACCTCCAGGTGATGGTGGCTGGCCAGGCCCAGGTGCTGCGCGACCCCGCGGTGATCGACACCAGCCCGCATTTCGTGCTGGCCACGAAACAGGGCGGCAGCGTTGAACTGTGGGTGGACGGCGTGCTGCGAACGTCCACCACCACCGCCACCGATGGCACGGGCGACACCAGCTGGCCCCTGAAACTGGGCGCTGACACCGCCAGCGACGGCACCACGCGCGACTACTTCCAGGGCACCCTGTACGGCGCTGCGGTGTTCAACGCGTTCCGCCTGGGCGGCGGCGGCCCCGTCATCCTGCCCGAACTGAACGCGGGCCAGTACCTGGCCATCCCATCGCTGATGGCCGCGTACCGCGACCCCGCCGATGCCACCAGCCTGGCCTGCCCCATCGGGCTGTACTGCCTGCCTGGCCGCGCGCCAGCGCCGGCGGGCGTCAGCTGGTCCGCCGCGGTGGCGGGCAGCCCAGCGGGCAGCGTCACCCTGGACGGGGCGGGCCACGGGGCGTTCAGCCTGCCCATGCCCACGGGCGGGTCCGCGGTGGGCACCCTCACCCTGGCCGCGGGCGCCACCACCTGGGCGCTGCCCGTCACGGCGGGCTATGCGCTGGCCCGCCTGGCCCCGAACATGGCCCTGGGCGATGGGGTGGCGAACCTGGCCGACAGCTGGGCGATGGTGCCCAACCCCGCCAGCCTGCCCGACGATGGCGCGGTGTTCTACCGTGCGGCCACGGGGCCGAACCCCACCGACTACGCGCCAGGGTCCGCCTGGCAGCCCAGCGCGGCAGCGGTCCAGGCAGGGCTGCCAGCGGTGGGCGCGTACATCGCGGCCCAGGTGCAGCTAGTGAGGCGGTCATGAGGCCCGAACTGTTCCCCCTCGCCCTGTATCGGGGCGACACCTACGGCTGGACGTTCCGCGTATGGCAGGACGCGCCAGGCGGCATCCCAGCTGACCTGACGGGGGTGCTGGCCGCGGCCCAGGTGCGCGATCGCCCAGGCGGTACCCGCGTCATGGCCCTGGACTGCCAGGTGGCGGCCCCGAACCTGGTGAACGTGAACCTGCCCGCGTCCGCCTGGGAAGGCGTGCAGCTGGGCAGCCGCCCGGCCTGGGACCTGGAACTGACCTACCCCAGCGGTACGGTGGTCACGATCGTGGCTGGCCCGGTTTCGGTGACCCAGGACGTGACCGTGGCGGTGGTGACGCCATGATGGACATGACCGTGCCCCAGGACGTGGTGGTGGACGTGACGCCCGCCCTGGACGTGCTGATCGTGGACGTGCTGACGGGCGGCCCCCCAGGCCCAGCTGGCCCCCAGGGCGCGCCAGGCCCCGTGGGCGATCCTGGCCCAGCTGGTGACCCAGGCCCCGAGGGTCCAGCTGGCGCCCAGGGGCCACCCGGAACACCCGGAACACCCGGAACGGCTGGAACGCCAGGGGCCACGGGGCCGCAGGGACCCGCGGGCGCCACCGGTGCCCAGGGGCCGAAGGGCGACCCAGGCGCCACTGGTGCCCAGGGCACGGCGGGGCCGCAGGGTCCCGTGGGGCCAGAAAGGACGATCAGCCGCGTGAACCTGTCACAGACTCCCACGGTGTCCACCAGCCCCGCCTACACGCCAGGCGACGCGATGGGCGGGCTGCTGACCTTCACGGGGGCGGCCCTGGTGTCGGGCGGCAGCGGGCTGATCCTGGCCGCCACCGCCCTCTGCAAAACGCCCGCCCTGCTGCCCGTCCTGGAACTGTGGCTGTTCAACAGCACGGTAGGGGCCACCGCCGACAATGCCCCGTTCGCCCCCTCCGACGCGGACATGGCGAAATGCCTGGGCGTCATCCCCATCGCGGCCTGGTACGACGACACCCAGAACAGCATCGCCGTGTGGCGGGGCGCTCACCCGTTCGTGCTGTCGGGCACGGCGAACCTGTACGGCCAGCTGGTGACCCGCACCGCCGTGACCCTGGGCAGCACCAGCGATATCACGGTGACCGTGGGGGTGATGCAGGACTGATGGACCCTGAACTGCTGGCGCAGCTGCCCGACGCCCTGCCCGCGCCCCCCGTCACGGGGTACGCGGGCTGGTGGGACGCCAGCGACCTGGCCAGCATCAGCCAGGCGGGCATCGGGGCCGCCACCTGGCGCGACAAAACGGCAGCCGCGCGCCATTTCACCCAGGCCACCGACGCCAACCGCCCGTACACGGGCAGCCGCAGCCAGGCGGGCCGCAACGTGCTGTGGACGCTGGGCAAGGTCACCGCGATGCAGGGCAGCGTGCCCCTCACCAGCCAGCCGTTCTGGGTGTTCCTGGTGGCTGCCAACCTGGCCGCCGATGCTGTCCAGCGGACGGCGTTCTCGGGCTACTACAGCGCGGGTGTCGAATGGGGCCGCGTGTACCGCCCCACCAGCAACGCGATCGCCATCTACGCGGGCGGTGGCGTCACGTCAGGAGCAGCCTGGGAGGCGGGCAGGCCCCGCGTGGTCAGCGCCCTGTTCAACGGCGCTGGCAGCCAGCTGAACGTGGACGGGCGGTACTCCAGTTCAGGCACCGTGGGCGGCAACGGCAACAGCACCAGCCAGGGCGTGTTCGGCCTGGGCCTCAGCGAATCGTGGTACGGGTGGCTGGGAGAGCTGATCGTCTATGACAACAGGGCGCTGAACGCGGCTGAGGTCCAGCGCGTGGAAAGCTACCTGCGCACGAAATGGGGCCTGACGTGATTCGAATCCTGCTGGCGCGGCGGTACGTGACGGGCCAGGTGGTGGCGGAAGCCCACCTGGACGACACCCAGTTCCTGGAGGACGGGGTAACCCCCAACCCCGCCTGGGTCCTGCGCCACGAATGGCTGATCAACCCCGAGGAATGGGCCAACAGGACGCCCGCCCAGCGCGACGCCTGGGTTCAGTCCATGCGCCAGGAGTTCCAGGCGGAATGCAAGGCCCAGCTAGCGATCGTGGCTGACCGCGAGGCGGGCGGCACCGTGCTGCCCATCGAGGGGTCAACGTTCAACCCATGAACGGCGCTGAGGCCCTGGTGCTGGTCCTGTCGGGGGCGGCCCTGGTGCTGGTGATCGTCGAACTGTCGGCCCAGCGGCGGTACGTGCTGGCGTGGGCGGTGGGCCTGCTGGCCCTGGCCGAACTGGTGCGCCAGCTGGCCTGACCTGTTGACGGCTGGTGGACAACCGGGCGCCAGCTGTGGACGAATGTTCGCACCCTCAGTACTAGCCTGATCGCCCCCCTCAGCGAATCAGGCTGTACTGATTCATCACGTACCTAGGGTGCGAACATTCACCGCCCAGGGGGTTCCCGGACCCCCTGGCACACGAAGGCCCGCCCCTCCACCGAGAAGGGCGGGCCTGCGCGGGCGCCCAGCAGGGGGATACGCGGCCCTGCTAGCGTCTAGTTCTGACCAAAGAACTAGCCCGGAGGATACGCGACCCGATGACCCAGCCCAGCCCGTCCGCGCAGGCCCGTGAGCGTGGACATAACCGCCGATCGTGCGCAACACCCCTTCCCTTATCGGAAGTAGGGGCGGGCGGGCGCCTCACCCACACGGTGGCCAGGTACCTGGCGCTGGTGGGCACCCCTCGCAGGCGCCAGCGATACCCAGCTGACCTGATCGCGGCCAGCATCAGGGACCACGAGGGTGACGTGTGGCCCGCCGTCATCAGGTTCGGGGTCAGCTACTCCCACGCCCTGCGCATCAGGAACGGCTGGCGGCCAGGTGGCAGGCGCGCGGCCCCCATGGCCTGGGCGTGGTCGCGGAACGTGGGGCGGCGGACCCCGCGCTGGGAGCGTGAAGCATGACGCGGGCAGCGCACCGCCCTGCCAGGCCCAGGCCCCCGATCGTGCGCACCCACGAGGAACTGCGCGCACGGCTGCACCAGGCTGCTGGCGAATGGGAATCCGCGGCGTCCCAGGTGGAACGGGGGTACCTGGTCGGGCCTCCGGGCACCGCGCAGGGCGTCCCCCTCGGGCTGCGAATGTGCACGGACTACCTGCTGCGCATCCTGGACGGTGAGGTATGACCGCCGCGGCCACCTGGTCCCGCGGCTGGGGGTGCGGGGTATGGCTGGGCGAGGGTCAGGCCCACGCCCAGGCGGTGCTGCGGGCAGCCGTGCGCCACAAGTCGCGGACCTGGCACCAGGCGCCACCGCTGCGCGCGTTCGATCGTTCGCCTGGCACCGCCCACCGCAACATCCATGACCTGGTGCGCCTGGGCGTGGTGGCGATCCAGGCCAGCCTGGGCTGCCAGGGCGGTATCCGCTTCACGTTCGGGGTGGCCAGGTTCATGTGGCGGCCCCCGCGCAGGGCGCAGGTGGCGCGCATGGGGGTCCTCGTGCCCCAGGGCCAGCTGGACCTGCGGCTGCCCGAAACGGCCCCCAAACCCCCTGAAATCGACAAACCCCCCGAAACTGCCCCGCTAGAACGGCCCAGGACGGCCGAAAACGGTGACGGTGGCGTCAGGGTCCAGTCCGAGTTCCAGCAGGGCATGGCGCGGTACGGGTGCGACTGGGGGGGACAATGAGGCGTGCCCACCAGCGGACTGCTGACCATTCCCAGCGGCTGGACGTTCCAGCGGGTCCGCCCCTGCCCCCAGTGTGGCGAGGCGGTGACCTGGGCGACGGCCCCCCACACGGGACTCTGGCAGGCGTTCAACCCCAGCGGGGTGGCCCACCACCTGACCTGTCCAGCCCGCCTGGCGCACCCCCCGCGCAGGCGGTAGATGGCGGGCCATGGCGTGGGCTGCCCCGCGCCAGCTGGGTGGCGAGGATCGCGGACGGGGCGGAACGCCTGCTGCTCCAGGAACGGAACATCGCCAGCCTGGCGCGGGCGCATCGCACTCGCCCGCCATCGATGAAGCGTGCGAGGCGCGCCTACGACCCGATGTACGACTCGGCGATCCTTCTCGGAATCGGGTCGGCGCACGCGATCTCGGACAACGGCGACGATCAGCCGCGGCCGGTCGGCGTGCTATGGCTGCCGGACCCCGAACAACGCCGCGGGTGGCGCGAGCGGTACGTGATGAGCGAAGTCAAGCCGAACGGGGAACGGCGCCGGATCGGGTTCAGGAAACCAGGTGAGTGATCGGCCCAGGGGGGCGACCCTGCGCAGGCTGCGCGCCCAGGTGCTGGCACGTGACGGCTACGTGTGCGGCAGGTGCGGGGGGGCGATCCCACCTGGTGCCTCCCCCATGACCCCCCTGGGGGTCACCCTGGGCCACGTGGTACCCCATGCCCAGGGTGGCCCCGATACCCTGGCCAACCTGCGCCCCGAACACCGGGCGTGCAACCTGGGCCAGCGGTACTCGACTGCCCTGGTAGCACCGCTGGCCAGGGTGCAGCGTAGCCATGGCTCAGGGGTGCAGCGTCAGGGCGCGCAGCTGCGACCAGGCGCGCGTGGTGAACGAATCAAGTGAACGTGCTGGTGAATGGGGGGGGCCAGTTCAGCGCCATTCGTGCGGGGCGTTCGTTTTGATGGCTGCACCCTGGCCCGACACTCCTGTTGCGCGCCGAATAGTGCCGGGTGGCGCATGTGAACGCCCGTTCTAATCCGGTTTCGCCCGCGGGCGTCCTGACCGTTCCGCGCTGGGCGGTGAAGGCGTGGTGGCGGACCAGGGAGCGTGACACTGGGCTGGCGGACGTGTACGGGGCGCCCGCGGCGTTCCCATACGGGCGGGTGGCGGGCCTGGACCCGCCCCTGGCGGTCATCACCGAAACGGATGAAACGCCCTGGGTGTGCTGCGGCTATTGCTCGGCCCACATGGCCGCCTGGACGGTGGAACCTGACCTGTCCTCATCGATGTTCCACGAGGCCCACGCCATCCGCGCAGCTGCTGGCCGATCGCACAATGCGGGGGCGAACGCCAGCGAACTGCGGAACGGGGCACGGTCGGCCCTGGGCGTCAGCCTGGAGGCGCTGGCGGTGTCCGAAATCCGCGGCCAGCTGGGGGCGGGCCTGGCGGTGGTGGCCAGTCTCGACTACGCGGACCTGCCCGACTACCTAAAGGTCCAGGGCGGTGACTTCGGGCACTCGGTGACCCTGTACGGCTACCGCGACGATGACCTGGTGGGCTATTTCGACCCGCTGTGGCCCCAGGGGTCCGCGGGCGCCTGGGCGCGCTGGGATGACCTGGCGCCCGCGCTGTGGTCCGATGGCAACCATTCGACCACCCTCAGCAGCTGGGGCAGCGCCCCTGGGAGTCGGGATATGGCGGTGAAGGCGGCCCCTGGCCTGACCACGGGCCAGAAGGCGGACGTTGACGAGGGCCTGGTGTTCTACGCGGACGCGAACCTGGCCGAACGCCTGGGGGCGATGAGCAGGGATGCCACCGTGTGGGTGGTGGGCGCCCCGATCGGTGAGGTGGTGCCAGGCGGCAGCCGCGCCATCCTGGTGACCACGGGCAGCGCCTACGGTGACGGCCAGGCGTACCCCACGATCGTGTACGTGCCCGCGGACGCGATCGACCCCTACACCTGGACCGCCCCGCCCGCCCCGCCCAGTGACGTGAACGA